TATTTTTTTGGTTTTCCGGTCTTCAAGCAAGATCGTCGAAGCGTTTAGAAATCTGGACACGATGGTTATATTTTTTCCCGTAATTTTTTTGGTTCTCTCGTTGAGAAGGTAGTAGTACTCTTTCTCATCAGAAATTCCGTAGTGCCTCATGTTCCCAAATTTGAATCCGAAACAAGCCCCATCAGCAATTATAAAATAAGGGCAAACCGACGAATGCGATTTCAAAACGGATTCCCACTGGTCTATTATTCGTAGCGTAAAATGGTCGAAATCGAGTAAACAAAGATCACATTTTGGCGGATTCCAATTATGGATACTTTCCGTCGTTATTATTGCTTTGGGAAAGTTCTTCTCTAAAACCCTTTTACAAGAATCGTCTTCCTCATTGAGTAAAAGATCGGCGTCAGGCCAATGATTTTTGAACACAGCCCCCCAAAAACCCGACCGGGCAATACCATCCAATAATGTTGGACGTTTGCCCAAAGGGATTTCCGAACAGATCGCGTCTAACGTTCGACATGTCTCAGCCACGTCTCGCCAAGGAACAACTTGACGAGGGGTTCTTGCCTTTCGAGAATCACCTGCTTCGGGCACATTTATTTTTTGGTTCCCTATCAAATAAATCATAATCCAGCATCCTTCATAGTGAATAGGTCTTTCGACCTTCCAAATATTATAGTGGATGCCCTACTTTTATCGTCGGCATTCCCTATACTTTCCCAAGAGTCTTGGAGTACTTTTGTTTTTTGCCCCCCGTTTAGTATTTGATTTCGCCAGCTATGCGTGTTATACTTAAATGGATTTGGCACGTTTACGCCGCAACAAGTATTGCACATTGATATGCGATTTGCCGGTTGATTTACGAAATCGGGGCACCCTAGACACACACCTTCTTCGTCGGCGATTTGGCAAAGTTCTCTTTGCAATTTTCCCCAAATCGCATTTTGATTATGATTCCAAATCCGTTCAATATCGAGTCCGATACTATGTAAACGCTTCAGCGTGTACTCATTCATGTGAAGATTATACGTATTATACGAATTGATGCCGTACGATTTGATTCGTTTTAACACACTTCTGAACTGCGCAGTCGTATGATACCCGGCGATAAAAGGCTCCCCACGAATTCCTATGTTGATTCCACACGCTTTCCATGTTCTCGCTATTTTTAGTCTTTTGTCGATTGGGTCAGTTCGTTCGCGTTCAAAAATCTCCCAATCAGATTCTTCCCCCGGCGTTATTTCTATCAGCACTGAGCATAGTTTCGGATTTCTCAAAAAGAGGTTTTTATCCTTTATGGCGTTGCTCGGATACCTTGTGCAAATGACATAAGACCAATTGAGATCAACCAATGTCCGTACTATCCCCCGCGTTACGTTAAGCGATAATTCTATAGGTTGGTATGGGTCGGATTTCCTCCCGATCCAAAGGGTTTTTCGCAGTTTCATCGCTGTCGCAATTGGGGATTTGGGGTGTTCGATTTTTTGGGAATCCATTAGTTTTTTTGCTATCTTCTGAGGATCAGAAGCGCGTTGCTCTTCGCCCCAAATCTTATTCAACCGCCTGCCCATGCAGTGGAGGCAATCGGCCTCGCATGACCAATACGCCTCCACTGCGAAGGGCAACGGGCAATTTAGGTGGTCGCCCTGAATACAAAATGGGTTTTTGTACTCCAGCATTATCTGGTCTTGGCGATGCCTTCATCGGTTTCGGTGACCAAATCGAACGCCACGAGAGTTGGCAAAATCACCTGGATGAGATGCTTCGTTTGCTTGACGTTGTTTTTTCCGCCGCCCGAAACCACGATATCGTTCGCCATTTTCGCAACGTCATCAATGGTGGTGCGCCGACGAAGTTTTTTGATTGCATCGCAAGCAGCGGACATTCGTGACGGCGCTTTTTGCTTCGGTTGTTTCTTCGCCGGTTTTTCGCCCTTGTTTTTCACCGATTTCTTGGCCGCCTTGGCGAACTTCTTGGGCTGTTCCGCAACTTCTTCCTTCGTCGGTTCGCCTGCCGTCTTGATCTCGATGGCGTCGCCGGCCTTTGCCGCTTCGATGAGTGAGGTCAGGAGCTTCCGTTGCCCCTTGCTCATTCCGGCAACGCTTTCGGAATCCTCGTCCACGTCGGCGAGTTTCGCAACCTTGGCCAGCAGGCGGTCGTTCGACCATTTCGAGGCCATCTTGAATCCCAATGCTTCAAACACTTCGACCAGTTCTTTACGGGTGGTAATCATTTTTGATCTCCTTGTGTTAGTTGTTCCCGTAGTTCATATACCTATTATAGGACAATCGTTCAAAAAGTCAATTCAAAATCATATCATTCCGAGTTGCCGCCGTAATTTTTTTGCCATTCGGAAGGCTTCTTCCGCCTGCGGCTTCCATCGGGTGGATTGGGCGACGTACTTTACTTGGTGCTGTGTTCGCCCGTCGGATACCATATCCTCCACGAAGTCTTCAAGGGTTCGGGGTTCATACTTCACGGTTATTTTGTCGGTCATCATTCTGGGAATGTGGTTATTCATTTTCATTCTCCTGTGTTGATTGCTATTCATTCATTGACAAAGTAGCGTCACTGTCGACGAGCCTACAGATCATGTCTACATCATCCTGAGTCGGTCCATGTTCTACCGTGCACGTGCCGGCAGAATACGTACCGTATGCGACATATCTCCTTCCGTCTACTTCGGCGGAAAAACTCACTTCATTTTTTTGCACGTCGATCACGATAATGTTTACAGTTTCCATTTTCGTTTCTCCTATTCGGTTTCGCTCTTTGTCTCTATCTAATATTATCGGTAACGCCGATAAAAGTAAAGGGGAAAATCATTATTTTTGAAAGATTCTTTTTGTCATTATAACCCCTTGGTTTACCAACAACTTATCACGGCGGGGTTTGCTAGGGGGAGGCAGGTCGCCACGGAAACGCATTTCGACTCCACGAAATCGTCCTCCCGTAGTACCACCCAATTTAGCCTCATCGCCCCGATTTCCTTTTCTTCGACCGTCTGGCAGATTCCCACCGTACCGGTTACGTGCGATAGTTTCCGTTTATCCTCCGAAAAATTGCTGCGGTCGATAATTGACGCTTTGTACGACGAGGAATCGGATTGCGTGGCGGTAACGACGAGGCAATGGTATTCCTGACTCACTCCACGAAGTCGTTTCCATACGTCGTTTATCTGATCACGCCGGTCGTATTTTGGGTTATCCGATTCCAACAAATCAGCGTAGTCAATCACGATCACGTCAGGCACCCAATCCTCCCGTGCCCATTGTAGGCAAATATCCTTTATTCCCTTCACGGACAAATTGGATGGATGGGCGGAAATTCGCAGGAAGCTATTTTGTGATTTGATTCGTGACTTTTGAATTTTCTCCGCCGCCTTTTTTATTTGTTCGTAATTCAACGCCGTCGAAAATTCTTTTTCCTCGTGAACCACATCCGCAATAAATGACCCCTCTTCACGGGATATGGAAACGGGGTACTTCACAGTGCGGGGCTTTCGTGGCCATCTGGCTATCCGGCTATAGAAGCGACGGAGGATTTGTTTCCTGCTCATGTCCCCCGCCTCGAATACCGCCACCCTACGGCGTTGTAGCGCGGCTCGGAACGCCATATCGAGAAGCCACCAACTCTTCCCCCGCTTTTCCGGTCCCATGAACGCTATGAATGAATCTCGACACACGGAATCCCCCCAGAATTCCCCCAACGCGCCCGGGTATTTCACGAGCGGTTCATTTTCCTCCTCCATCATCGTCGCTTTCATCATTTCCGCGTCTTGAAAAACGTCCGTCCATTCGTTCCCCCCCAACCGAACCGCGACCCAATCAGCCAGTAGAATTTCCGCTTCTTGTGGTCTGCCAATATCGAGTTCGCCTTGAATCCCTTCCGCCAGACGTTCCAATTTTACGCGGGTGAAATATTCCCCCGCTGCGTCAATGAGATATTCCTCGTTCAGTTCCGTTCGTTCGGATTCGTAGTCATTCGATAGCCGCTTGAGGAAATCGCCGATGAGCTTGATCGTAGTTTCGTCGCGGTCTTTCTTGCACCACCGCTCGAATATCGAATGGACGCTCCCCTCAGGCGCTTTCCCGTATCGGTCCAGGAATCCCACGCACCACGTCCCGATCAAATTCGACCATCCATTACGGAATAGCTTACCATCCCACCTCGCCGCCACGCGGCTCAATACGTAGGGGCTGACGATCATCGCCGTCAGAATATTCCTCTCTACGCCGGAATCAATCTTTTGTATTTTCATTGCGTTTTCGTTTTTTGGCTAACTCCGTCGCATAATCAAAATGCGACGAATATGAGTAGTTCATAAACCGGATAAATAAACTAAAATCTTTGCTTTCGCTATCCCATACCGGCGGGTGTTCCCAAATGAACAATTCCCCCCTTCCGTTTCGTCGATGGAATCGTTCATAGAACCATTCCGATATATAAAAGGGGGAAGGGACCTTGGAAAGCAGGTGATTGGTAAATCGTCGCGTTTTAGGGGATAGCTCCGGCTGAAGGTTTTTTACCTCTTCGCGGAACTTATCTAAATTCATTATTGATAGTGAAAGCGCCCAACGCAATTCCTCTTCCGGGACGGAGTGGGATTGGGAATAGACGGAAAGACCCTTGAAGCAAAAGTCGACTTTCTTTTTCAAATCGCCGGATATTTTTGTCGGGTCGTATCGACGATCTTCTTTTTCAAAAGCGATTTGAATTCTTGAAAATTGTCTCCGAAACATCTTTGCAGAGTACGCTTTAGGAATGTAATCGTTGGATAGATTCGCAACGTACCATCGGAGGATTGATAGTATACCATCGTAGTTGACCCCTCCAATATCGTTCCGCAAACGTCGAAACTCCCTTGCCCACGCGGTAATATCGGGGCGATGTCGGATGAAACTACTATTTCGCAATCCGTCAAAAAGCATTTCGGCGCACTGTCGATCAGGTTCGATTGGACCGGGCTTAGCATTCTGAAACTCCTTAAACTTACTCATCGTAGAAAGTTCTTTCGTATCAATCGCACTTCTTTTTTGCTACACGTTGCGGGGTCATCCGCATCAATTCGTATCCAGTGGGTTTCCCCTGGATATAGACTCAGCTTTCCGCACAGTTCTTTCGCCCGTTTCTGGGCAGCTATACTATTATCGTAGCACACTGCCCGTTTCGGATATTGGCGAATGCGATCAACTTGCTCCCCACAAAACGACGTTCCCAAGGTTGCTATCGTCCCAGGACCTAACTTCCAAGCGTCTGCCGGGCCTTCCACCACGACCACGGACTGACCGGCCAGATGTTCCCCATACAAAATCTTTTTGTGGGATATGCTTTCTTCGCTCGGTGACGCGGAAATGTAACGTTGGGCGGCGTTGGGATTGATTGATCGGGTTGTCCAAGAAACCATATCAGAGCCGATGAATATGGGAATGAAAATACGCCATCGAAGTTTTGCCCCTACTCCGATTCCTTTTACGCCCCATACCGATTCGATTTCCTCCGGGTCGAATCCCCTGTCCCGTAGATACCGACGATGTATGTCCCCCATGGGTTCTATCCCCTTGGGAATGGATAGTTTCCCTCTGGGTTCTGCTTTGGGAATCGCCCATCGGGGAACGTCCTTGAGGGCGTCTTTTATAATTTGATACGGAACGCGGGCCAGGCCACTCAATACACCGACTAGGTTTTTCGACCCGCATTTCCAACAATGGGCGTTGAGATATCGTTCGTTGACACCTAGATGGAATTTCCCGCTTCCAGGTCCGCAATCAGGGCAATCAATTTGAACCCAACCGGAACGGGCGTGCTTTCCCGCCGTTTGATGAGGGATGTTCAACGACGAAAGTAGTTCGGATAGGTTCATAAGGAAGAATTATTTTCCAAATACGATTTGAATTCTTCGGCGGTGATGGGGATTAACCCACCGACTAAATTATGCTGAACTGAATCTTTCCTAATAAACACAAATCCTCTTACTAGATTCACCCCATTGGAATTATATAGACCGACTCCTTGAATGAACGTCCGGTTATCTGTTTTAACCCCATCGGAATGAGCGAACCCCAACAGACGCGACACGTTTATTCCTGTCGGGAGTTTTTCTTTGGGCCACTCCTTCAAAATCGCTTTTCCTTCCGCCGTATTTTTTTTGGGGATGAACCCGGCACCTTTCGGGTCTCGTCTCCACCCAATTGGCGGTTTGTGATCGAATGAAACGGAGCGCAAGTCCCCAGTTCTAGAATCATAAAATGGATATTTCGCCCCATGCTTTTTCAGAAACCTGTCCCAAATGAGGAAGACTTTGTTCTTTTCCATTTCGTGAATCTTCAAACAATCATCCGCCGGGGTTCCGGGCTTGATACGATAGTAGCTGTCTAATGCTTGCATTTTACTCGTCTCCTATTCGGTTCATCATGGATTCGATCAATTTGTCATGGACATTAAAATCGCGGTCGGCCTTCTTTCCGTCCATCACGTCCAGTACGATTCGATATTTCCGCTGGATCAATTCGCAAAGGGATTCCTCGATTGTGCCTTTCGCTACCAGGTATGTTATTATAGCGGGATTCCGTTGTCCGATACGGTGGATACGATCTTCCGCCTGGGTATGGTTGGAGGGAACCCAATCCAATTCCGCGAAAACTAGATGGGAGGCTTTGGTGAGGGTCAACCCAGTTCCCGCCGCTTGTATATTCCCAAAGAATAGTCGGATATTGTCTTTCGTCTGGAATGACCTCTCAGCCATTTTCTTGGAATGCCCTTTTACCCGACCGTCGATAATGACTGACTGCTTTGGCCAAAGATCGTGAAGAGCGCGAACGATATTTCGATGAATCCCGTAGACCACCAATTTCTCGTCTGTGTTCTCCAAGTGGCTTTCAATCCACTTCTGGATCATTTCAAATTTCAACGTCGCCGCCAAGCGCTTCAAGTACCCCATCTTCGCTATAGCAGCGGCGGTAGCGGCTCGCTTCGATTTTTCTTCTGATATCGACTTCAGCCATTCCAGAAAGTTCGTATCGGCTTCCTTGTACTCTTTCAAGTTTACGTCCAACAACACTACGTTCCGCGTCTTGTCGGGGAGTTCTTTCAATACCTCTTTTTTCCTTCGGCGGATGAGCATGTTTTTCTTCATCATGTCGTGGAGTTCGTCCATGTGCTCCGCGCCTTTGTATTCCCACCCCCAGAATTTTCGTACCGGCTTACAATACCGATGGGCGTAGGTATATAGGCTGGGGAATAGATCGGGACGAACCAAGTTCAACGCCCCCCACAACTCGTAAGGGCGGTTCAGCAACGGTGTTCCGCTGATCGCAATTACGTGGGGGATATTTTTGGAGACTTCTTTAAGCGCCTTGGTTCGTTTCGCCCGGTTGTTTTTCGCAAAGTGAACCTCATCTACGATCAACGTGCGATACCGTTGGAATTTCAGTTCGTCCTTCCATTTCTCTAGGATATCGTAATTGATAATTGTGAAGGGTATAGACAAATCAATACCCCCGCGCCTTACCTTACCACCGCTGATTACGTTGGAAAGCAACCCTACTTTAGCGGCTTCCGATTCCCATACCCATTTCAAATGGGCGGGGCACACGACCAGCGCCGGACGGGCGGCGGGGTTTCTTCTCACCCATTCTAGGGCTTGGATCGTTTTTCCCAACCCCATCTCGTCGGCAAGTAAAGCCCGCCCGGAGAAGTGGGTTATCCAACGGACGCCCTTTTCTTGGTATTTGTAAAGTTTTAACACGGTTCTCCAATCTATAAACAACGCAATTCTTGAAAAGCGCCGTTGATCCGCTCGATACTCCATCCCTCACGCTTCAAAATTTTTCGTATCTGGGATTGAATTTGCCTGGATCTTTTGACATCGCCGTCAATAGGGCACATCGGATTTTGTTCGAGGGCTATTTCCGCTACGTCCTTCGCATCGTCTGAAAGTTCAGGGTAGTACTCCTCCCAAAAGTCGCTCGGTGTCGCCGACCGGATTTCCATTGCGTGGCTTTCCTCATCATCCCGGCAACGACTGAAGCAAACCGGAAATTTCGTCCCTTTGCGCAGCATGTCTAAAAGTCGTCCCTTTACGCAACACGTGAGGTAGGTGTGGAATTGGGCTTTGTCCGAATCGAACGAAACAAAGCACCTACTAAACTCCAAGCACGCCTCGCCATACAAGTCCTCGAAATCTATCGGGGGTTTATAGGCTTTCAGAAACTTATGCACTAATTTGAGTAATAAGTTTTCTACGTCTTTATACGTTTCGGTTTTGGCTTCTTGCCGTAGTGCGTCGTGCATCGTTGACTCCCTTCAATGATGTGGGTCGATTCGAGAAAAGCAATTCGCCGGGTTCCGCCTTTAGCGCGGATGCGATTCCTTGGGCGTGCTCTATCGTGGGCCAGGATTTACCGCGTTCGATGTCCGAGATACAATTTTGGTTAACCCCAACCAGCCTTGCCAGTTCCGCCTGGCTCATAGATAGACGTTTCCGACGTTCGCGGATACGTTGTCCGAATTCTTTTTTGGTAATGTATTTTTTGAACATACGCATAACCTCATACCCCAACGAGTTCTCGCGTGGGTACTGATGGATGGATCGTTTCCAATTGTTCGTCGCATTGCTGGCAAATTTCGATTTCCCGGCAATAACAATTCAACCAGTGCCCCTCCGGGGCTTCGCGCGTTCGGGCTTCCGATTCGGGGATAACCCGTCCGCAAAGGATGCAGAATTGACTTCCATCGTCCTTTCGGCCTTTTAATGTTTCGCCATTCATTTTCGTACTCCTATACATTAGCGGTTTTACCTATATAAGGACTGCCGATAAAAGTAAAGAGAAAAATTTAGGAATAATATTTAAGCACTTTTTCGTAGGCATCAACTATCGGGCCGTGACCCAAATGACGTAAAAACCGGCACAAAAGCTCATCGGCTTCCACATGCGCGGATTCCGCATCTTCGTCTAAAGCGAGGGCGCACATTAAATTCAAAGTCACTTTGGAGTTTGTGGCTTCAATTTCGTGCTTGATACATCCTTTTTCGGTTTCATGGCGCGTTCCGTCGAAGGCTTCAAATTGTTGCGTTGTAATTGTTTTCATTTTAACTTATCCTTTTCTTTCGTTATTTCCTATTTAATTATCGGTTAAGCCGATAAAAATAAACTCGAAAAATAAATTTTTTACTTTACTTTAGCCCGCCCCTATAATATATCGAAAGTCGGTTTCGCTACGAAGCGACGTTCGCGGGTTAAGAGCCTGGGGACGGGTTAGAAGCGAAATCGAAACATAGCCCACAAATAGATTAGGGCAACGCAAGGTCAGGATGCGTGCTGCGGCAATCCTCCCCCGCAACGGAACGGTGCTAAATTTCCGTAGCTGACCGAGTCGACGCCTTGCCCGGCGTTGGCCCAGGAGGGCAAACAAAATTTTTGCCCGTGGAAAGACGAAGCCCCCGCCTTTGAGCGGGCGAACAACGTGAAAAACTTTCCCCTGACCTAGATGGCAGACCACGCAGGTTGTGTAACAGCGCACTAAAATGGTGAAATGGTCTCCCTCAAGCGTCATGCCATACAAAATGCTGATGCGCGAGTCAAAATAAGGCGAAACGACAATAATCAATATGATTATTGTCAGTTTTGCTTTTTTTTGCCCTAGCTTGCTAGGGCTCGCGTGCGCCGCCAAAATACCGTTAGGTATTTGGGAGGATGCGAAAGCGACTATGAAGCGGAAACCCCGCGAAATAGGATCATGTTCCGGTCGCGTAGCGAACGAACATGAAACCGAATAAGGGGTTTCCGAGATAATATAAGAATTCCGAATCATTTTTTGTTTCCCTACTCAAACCTTGTATTTTTCAATTTCTTCTACCGAAAATCCCAAATCAATAAATGCTTGTTTGAGATTCCGGTTCGCATTTTCGAGAGTTTCCGTTCTTTCCTCTGCTACTCGCAGCGGGCCTTCCGCGAATCCCTTGGCGATTCTTCCGGGGAAATCTCGCCCAAACCGCGAACAGATACCAGAACTTGTGAACACCCGATCTCCACCTCCTTCATATATTGTATTATTTGCTTGGCGGCTTCGATCTTTTTCGTCTCGTTATCGATCAAGGCTAATTCGATTCGCACGGAAATACTTCCTGAGTTCATCAAATTAAACATCGCCAAACAACCCGCTTCCGTCATAGTGTCCGTAACCCGATCTTGTAATTCCGAATAGTTTTGTTCGTACTGTCCCATGAAAATTCTCCTAAAAAATTTTATTTTTCTCTTTACTGCGATTGCTAGACTCATTACGATTTCGTATGTGGTCTTACCTTCCAAGGTAAAACGATGTTAGGGCGATTGGCTAGGGATGAAAGTTCCTAGCCAATTTTTATTTTGTCCCCCTTCGTTTTGTCCGCTACCCAATATCGCCGGTTTCGGGCAAGCCGCAATGCGGCGTATCCCATCCCGCGAAGTCGAAGTGTTTTGAACGTTCTCGCTACATCTTTCCGTATTTCTGAATGTTTCATTTTTTGTTTCCTGTTATACGATTTACTCAAACATTTGCCTTACCACTCTGCGAATTCGATCATCCAATCCCCGGTCGGCGTTGAGGAGGATTCGTTTGATGTTCTTCGCGTCGGCGTTTTGCTGCTCTAGCTCATGCCGAACGAGGTGGCGGACAAGTTCCGCCAACGCCCCCGCCGCTTTGTCTACGGGGTGAACCGTGTGCGGGGTTTGCGGTTCCCTTCGCAACGGCGGTTCCCCCCGGAGTAGAAATGGGTTGCCTTGCGGAGCTTTGCCCCGGTAAACGAGGGTGCTGTACTGGGCGGCGCATTGGTGTCCGTTTCGATTTTGAAGTGAGGCGGCGTTGTATAATTCCGCGACTTTATTCCATGGGTCATTTATGGAGTCGCGGAAGGCTCGCACGTCGTTTATGACGATGCTGATCAATTTCTCATTGTCCCACGGTATTCGTTTCATGATTAGTATATCTCCGTATCCGATTTAATTTTGGGTAAAAGTTGGTCCCCCGGCTCTACGCGAGCCGGGGGATTTGACCTGACGGGTCACGCCAACATCATGGCTGTTTCGAGGGCGCGATTCTTAACGGTTGCGCCGGTTCCGAACAGGGCGGAGTTCATTCGGCTTTCAGCCCGTTGGGCGCTGGATTTTTGCCCCGAACGAATTACGGTCATATCGTGATCGACGTATTGCGTAACCGCATTGAGGCCCGCCCACGCGGTTCCCGCGATTCCGAACGCCTGCTGTTTTGAGTCGTTGCGGAAATTATAGATGGTTGATTCTATAACCTTTTTCTGGTGTGATGTGAGTTCGTCAACGGTTTTTGGCAATTCAAACACCTGCGTCAGGTACGACCGAAATTGGGTCATCGACATTTTCACGTCTACCAGGCGTTTGGCTTTTTCGCCGTATGCGAGGAAATCGGTTTTGACGAGACCCAAAACTTTTCGTGCCTCGTCCAACCGGGTCATTATTTGGCCGGTGTGTCGGATGGAAAAAATCTTGGTCGATTGGCGAAGGGCTAGGGTAAGCGTGTTGTTGCAAACAACTCTCACCGCCGTGGGAAGTACCCGGACGGCTTTCGACCCGTCGTGTGAGTTGCAAAAGAGGATATACTGATCGGTGGCGTCCCCGTCGCCGACGATAAGCTGCCCCGGCATTCTGGCCAGCAGCCAGGTAATTTTTCCGCCTTTGAGCGTACCAGCGGATTCGTATCGTATTTCCCCGTCAGCCACCAACCCATCGACGAATGCGAAGCTGTCGGCGTTCTGAACCGGGGTATACCCCTTGCCCACCACGCCCAGGACGACGTTGTTGTCGGCCCGGACGTTGGCGACCTTGTCCGCGATTTGGATACGCTCCTTGCGGATGATCTCGTCGCCGTCGGGGTCGATGTCTTCAAATTCCGCCACGGTGTAGATCGGGCGTTGTTCAACTTCCCAAAGCATTCCCGCCAGCTTCATTGCTTCGGCGGAGTTGGGGGCGTTTTCGACGACGGTTCCCAAACCGTGCCAGGCTGGGGTTCCTGCGTAGAATGCTTCGGCTCTTCCATTTTCTCGGATTGTGATTTCGTGTGCCATGATGTTGGTGTCCTTTCGTTTGTCTTGTGGGGGGTTAGTTTTTCGTGGTGGTGTACCCTCTTCGGGTCAATTCCGCTATCAAATCCTCAGTAATTTTAAGAACCATGTTATTTTTCGCTTTGTTTGTTGAGTTCGGCGGCGAGTTTCCTCGCCTCTTCGATTGCTCGGCAATACGCGCACTTGCGGGTCGTACCAATATTGCGTCGGTCCCATATTTGGACCACTTCCACGCAGTGGCGAGCGTGCGTAGAGATCATTTTCGGTGTGCCGGTTTGATCGGTCTCAACGACGGCGACCTTGCCATATCGACCACGGCAATTCGCGGGCATTCGTGCGGAGGCTGTCATTACTATATATCGGTCGATCTTTTTTTCTGGTTTGGCTATTACGGTTTCCATTTTCGTTTCTCCTGTTCGGTTTCGGTTTCGGTTTCGTTCCCTGTCTCTACTACTATATTATCGGTAACGCCGATAAATAGCAATAGTAAAATCATAAATTATTTTTATTTTTTTCAATCTCAGCCCGGTTCATTTCGATTTTGGCCACCACGCGGTTATCCCACGTTTGGTACGCTTCCTCGATCACTTCGGGGGTCAATGCCAGGGGGTTCAGGTTGAAGGATGCGACCCGAACGGGAAGGCTACGGACGAATTGCGACCATTCCTTCGGGGATACTTTGGCGGGTTCTGCGTAGCCGTAAAGATTTTGAACCCCGATGTCGGAGGAGTAGAAGAACGTGGTGAGGGATTGAACTTTTCGGCAGCGGGGCAATTTCCCGATTATAACCAGATCGGACCCGATTGTCCCGTCTTTCGATTTGAAGACGCCAATAAAGGCGGTTTGGACTTGGATAAGGTTCCGGGTGGTTGTGAGGATTGTTTTCATTTTCGTTTTCCTTTACTGGCTATTCCGCGTATTCCGCGAAAAGGTATCCGGGTAATACGTAGTCTTCATTTCGCCCGCGAGCGATATAGAATCCTTTTTGTTTCGGGGAACGGGACTTTCGGACGGCTTCCATTCCCATTTCCCGGAATCGAAGAACGGTTTTCTTCGTAATCCTCCAAATCCGGTACGCTGTCCGAACTTCAAAAACCGCTTCGCCGTCTTCCACTTCCTTCATCCATTCGTCGAAATTCTCATGTGTTACGATCATTTTAGGTCTCCTATCTACCTAGTATATTATCGGTATTACCGATAAAAGTAAAGAGGAAAAATCATTATTTTTGAAAAAATTTTTACCCCTGAAAACCGCCAATTTTACCCCAGGTTCCGTACCCCCCTGAAATATCGCCATCCCCCCCGAAGTTCCCCCTTTACTTTTGTCCTTCCGCGCGGTAGGAAGGGGACGGTTGAACCGGGACGGCGATATTTAGGCGGATAAAAATAATGAGCGTGCAACCCAAGGGTCCACGGCGCAGAGGCGACCTCGGATTCACCCCCAAGCAAGAAAAATTTTGTCAATTATGGGCCACCCACGCCCACGAACTTACGTTGGGTGCCATCGTTCGCAATTCCGGTTATCGCGCCAAGGGAGCGACCGCGACGGGATGCGAGCTTTTGAACAACCCAAAAATCATCGCTCGCATCAAAGAGATAAACAAGGAGCGGGAGTACCGCACCCAGGTGACCGCCGACCGGACGGTGATGGAACTCGCCCGCATCGCCTACAGCAACATTTCCACGTTCAAGCGGTCAGGAAAAACAGCGACGAACTTGAAAGAGTTTTTGGACGGCCTGGACGACAACGACCTTGCTTGCGTAGAAGCGATCACCGAAGACACCCTCATCCGAAAAGGCGGAGGAAAGCGAACCCGTATTCGGTATAAGATGTGGAGCAAAACGGAAGCGCTCAAGATGCTCGGAACCGTCCAGGGGCTATTCCTGAAACGGGTGAAAATCGAAACGGACGAACCCGCAGGAAACATTGATATAGACGGGTTAAACATACCTTTGGAGTTGCGGAAGACGTTGCGAAATGCTATCCGGGAAAAGCGGGAGGAAATGAAGAAAAAAGAACAAGCGAAGCAACAGGCCCAGGGGATATAATCCACGATGATCGCATCAGATGATAATTTGATTTCCTTGGATGAGGAGCTATCCGAAGACGCCCTCACCGCGTCCATCTGCAAGGAATCATTTTGGGAATTCGTCGTTGAATTCTGGGACACGATTATCCAGGAACCCCTAGTGGAAAATTGGCACATGCCGTTCCTTTGCGAAGAGCTTCAGTATATCGCGGAACGGGTATTCCAAAGACTCCCCCGGATGTACGACTTACTCGTGAATATTCCCCCCGGAACGACGAAGAGCACGATCACCAGTATTTTCTTCCCGATATGGTGCTGGGTACGTGCCCCCTGGATACAGACGATATGCGGAAGCGGGGTGAATACGTTAGCGTTGGATTTTGCGCTAAAGAGTAGGATGGTAATTCAAAGCGAAAGGTTTCAAAAATGCTTTCCTGGGTTGCGGTTAACCTCGAAACAAAACGCCAAATTCTGGTTTGTGAATAATAAAGGGGGATGGAGGTATGCTACGTCAGTAGGGAGCAGTAGTCTGACGGGGAAGCACGCGCATATAATCATAATTGACGATCCTGTGGATCCAAAAAAGGCAGAGTCACCGGCGGATATCATTTCTGCGAACCGTTGGTTGACAGACGTAGTGCCCACCAGAAAGGTCGATAAATCAGTAACCCCTACTATCATGATTATGCAACGGTTATCGACCGCCGACCCCTCGAAACTATGGCTAGACCTTAAGGCTAGCGGTAAACGCCACGTCAAACACATTTGCTTGCCTGCGGAGCTCACCGAAGACGTTACCCCAGCGAGTTTACGGGATAAGTACGTCAATGGGTTCCTAGACCCCTTACGGCTGGGAAAATCGGTCATTGATGAGGCCAAGGGGAACGCCCACGTATACGCCGGACAATTCCTACAAAACCCCGTTCCCCGTGAGGGCGGTCTATTCCACGTCGATAAAATCAAAATCGAACTTGTTCCCAAATACCCCCCAGATATGAAACTAGTACGCTATTGGGACAAAGCGGGAACGGAAGGTGGGGGTTGTTATACGGTAGGATTGTTGATGGGAATGAATAAGGTGGATAAGAAACCCTACGTGCTGGACGTGATACGCGGTCAATGGGATGCCGGGAAGCGAGAAGCTATCATACGGCAAACGGCGGATATCGACGGGCATAAAGTCACGGTTGCTATTGAAAAAGAGGGCGGCAGCGGTGGCAAGGAATCGGCAGAAAATACGGTTCGCAACCTTTCCGGGTATCGCGTAGTGATCGACCCGGTTTCCCGGAATAAATATGACCGGGCGATTCCCGCCGCCAGCCAAATGGGAGTGGGTAATTTCTATTTGCGGAAGGCGCTTTGGAACGATGAGTATATTGAGGAGCTCCGGGCATTCGGCCCGTTAGCAGCGTATATGGATCAAGTGGACGCGACAAGTGGCGCGTTTAATTTTCTGAATCGGAAACGATTACGAGCGGGTGCTATCCCGCTCAATCAACGTTGAAAAGGAAATAGATAATGGCGACAATGAAAAAAGCAACGAAAACGAAAGACACCCCGGTGGTGAATCAGGCTTTGTTACTGGGGGCGGTTCGCACTCTTACGGACCTCACCCGGCAATTATCTTCCAAGCGCCGGGACTTAGACGTGGAATGCGACTATACCGTGGATCCGACCAAAGAGGATTTCGATGAAATGTACCGAACGTGCGGCGTGGCCAAGCGCGTCGTTCATATTCTCCCGGAGGAATCCTGGTTCACGAGCCCGGAGGTATACGAAACTGAGGAATCCAAATCGACACCGTTTGAAACGGCGTGGAACGATTTGGCGAATCGGCTTGATATCTTTTCCATGATGGAACGTGCGGACGGGCTGAGCGGGATTGGAAGGTTTGGAATTATTTTCTTGGGGTTCCGGGATAGCAAGAATATCAAAACGGAACCGTCCAAGAAAAATAACCCCTTGATGTATATTCGGACGTTCGATGAGTCGGTGGTTACGGTGAAGGAAACGGAAACGGACGTTACCAATGAGAGATTCGGAAAACCGACTATCTACGAAATTGACTTCGCTGAAAAGGAAGCCCCCAGCGGAAAGAGTCAAGTAGTTTCCAAGAAGCTCGAAGTCCACTGGTCGCGGGTAATTCATATTGCGGATAACCGGCGTATGAGCGACGTGTACGGGGAAAGTCGGTTGAAGCCCGTTTTCAATTACTTGGAAGACGTAAGGAAGATTCTGGGGGGTTCGGCGGAAATGTTCTGGCAAGGCGCGTTCCCCGGAATTTCGTTTGAGTTGGACCCGCGTATTGATTTGGACGTGGACCAAATCGACAACACGGGTCTTCAAACCCAAATGCAAAATTACGCCAATGGTCTTCAGCGATGGATGTATACGCAGGGGCTTACCGCTAAATCGCTTGCCCCGAACATTTCATCGCCGACGGAGCACCTCGAATGCCAATTGAAGGCGATAGCCCTTACGCTAGGCGTGCCCTACCGCGTGTTTCTCGGCACCGAGGAGGCCAAACTCGCTTCCGGCCAGGACGCTGCAGCCTGGGCGAAGCGATTGATGAAGCGGCAACAGAAGTACATCACGCCGTACATTATCCGCCCGCTCATCGAGCGATTGGTTAAATACGGGGCGTTGCCGGAAATCGATGTTGTGAATTTGAACATCGAATGGCCCAGCTTACTCAGTCCCAGCGAAAAGGACGAAACAGAGGTCGCCAAGGGCAAGACCGAAGCGATGAAGTCCTATGTTCAGGGCGGGGTGGATGATTTGCTGCCGCCGAAATTCTTCCTGATGTATATTATGAAAATGACGGAGGAGGAGGCGGATAAGGCGATGGAGGAATTGGAAACGCACCAAGAGGAGCACGCGGATGAATTGGAAGATGATTCGGAACCGGGGAAAGATGACGGGACGAACCCCGATAATAGTATGGACGGGGACGAAGGATAAAAACTGAATAGGAAAAGCGCCCGTGGCGGAATGGTACCGCGTTCAGGTAAGACCTGAGTTGGATCAACCAAAAGCAGAAAGTAACATTTCTGATAAAGGTCCTCATGTGGGTTCGAGTCCCACCGGGCGCTGTGAAAGGATTTTACGATGAGCAACTTTTGGAAAAATTGGATTGGGTTAACATATTTTCTTTTACTTGTATCTGAGTTGTTCTTGTCAATTCTTGTGACGACCTGCTTTTGTTCTTTTCGTTTCCAAGAGGCCGCGAGGAATTTATTATTCCTTTTTATTTGCACCATGATTCTGATTCCGTTCGGGAAAGCGAACATGTATATCCAAGGAAAACTGAGATGAGTCAAAATGAACCGAAATACGTTGTGACGTTCGATACCGCCGAATGCGAAGCGGGGGAACAAGTTGTCGTGATACTCAACCCCGACACCGGGCAGATACTCCACACGTCGCGGTCCTGGGAAAAGACGGCGATTCATTTCGCGGTCGCCTTACGTGAATTGCGAAAGGTAAAAAACGAACTCGCCGAACTCACGGTGAAGTTGCCAAAGACAGCAGATGGGGTGACATGGGTCGAAGGTGATTTGTGGTTTGTTATTGACGGTGAAGTTTGCCCCGGTTTTTGTAGAGCGTTTTCGTGTGGGCACGCACAAAAAAGAAATGGGTTTTGCGTAACGGCACATATTATCGACGGTTACTCAACGCGTGAAGCCGCCGAGCAAGCCGCCCGCGAGGCGGTTAACAAAACGACTTGCCCACGCTGTGGCGGCGACGGGTGGTATTATCAAAATTATGCGGACCAGATGGACGACAAACCAACGCAATGCGATTGCCCATCCGAACGCGAGGCGGAGAAGGGGAAACGGAAATGAAAGTGTTTTATCATGATGAACGGCGGCGTGTTCGGAAAGACTTGCGACACAGAACCCGTAAAGAATTATTGTGCAAATTGCATTATATGGAATGAATGCGACGCAGAACAAAATGGACGATGAAGGAAAGGCATATTATGAATCAGGAAATGTTTCGTGTAGAATTTCGCCTATTGCCAGCTTTGATTGTTATCCCAACCCTTGCTTGTATTTGGGATAAGGCAGAAATTGAAGTGGGAATCATTTTCCCGTTCTTTGGGATATTTGTTACGTGGAGAAGAAAATGATACGAGAAATAATCAACCGAATTAAAAATGCCTGGAAAGCCCTTTGCGGAAAACCTTCCGTGCAGTATAACCTTATTTTACCAAAGGCGTCGGTGATGAGTCTTACTGTGGAAATGAAAGACGGCTCTATCATAAAGTACGATGGAATAGCATGAATAAGAAACCCCTCAACAGGACGGACCCTTCCAGGACGCGGTTACTACGTCGCAAATTTGAATCGGACATGAAACGCCGGTTCAGCGCCGTTCGGAAAGCCGTCATGGAATTGGTCGATAAAGGCGACGTGTTTGGAATACGCGGGGGTACGGCGGTACTCAATGCCGCTGTGCCGAAGCAGGCGTGGCGATTCCGAACCGACGCGCAAAAGGTCGATGAGTTCCGAAAGTGGCTTCAAGAAATGACCGATTCCAACGTGCTTTCCGCTTCGTCGGATGGAAAGCCTTGGTTGAGCAAATACATTCATTCAGCATACAAGCGCGGGCAGGTTCGGTCGTATAAAGAAGCGTACGGAGAACTGCTAGATGATGAGAAGATATCTGATATCGCCCGGCAGCGACGAATGTTTGGGATGTCGTTCCTGGCCCCGGAGGAAACGAAGCGAATCGAGGCAATGTATACCCGGTCGTGGAACGATCTGAAGGGTGTCACCGATGCCATGGGGCAAAAGTTATCCCGAACGTTGTCCCTGGGTTTGTCCAATGGACAGAACCCCCGGATGATAGCGAGGGCGATGGTAAAGGAAATTGATACCCTGACGAAAACGCGGGCATTGGTCATCGCTCGAACCGAAGTGATAGCGGCGCACGCCGAAGGGCAATTGGATGGGTATGAAGAACTGGGAATTGAAGAAGTCACGGTACAAGCGGAGTGGCTGACGGCGGGGGATGATCGGGTGTGCGACCTTTGCGAAATGATGGAAGGGGAAGTGTTAACCATAGAAGAGGCGCGGGGGTTAATTCCGAGACACCCGAACTGCCGTTGCTGCTGGGTGCCGACAACCGAAAAGAAGGCGGATTGGGCGAAGACGGAATGGGCGATAAAGAAGAGTATTCGCGCGGAAGCCCCGGAATCGGTCAAGACCCTTCAAGGCGCGAAAGATCGAAGTTCGTGGATGGGCAAAGAGCGGTTGGATAAGCGTGAATCGTTGGGGGAACGCAAATCGGAAGGCGTTGCCGCGCCAGGCAAAATTGCGGATGTAGAATCCGCGAAGTGGAAAGATTTGGGTGACGCCAAAAACGAATTTCAGAAAAAATATGATATTGATTTTGACACTGATCCAGGCGTTGGTGTTGGGGCGGCGAACAAAGTAGAAGAAATACTGAGTCGGATGTCAAACAAGCACGCCGGATTTAAAACGGCTTTTTCCGGCGCTTCGGGGCAATCAAAACCCTTTTCATTGTTGCGGGGCATTGAGGTTAGATCAGTTAGTCAAATGGAGAAAGGGACGCCTGGTTACTACAACAAAACGCAAAAGACCATTGTAATTCGTGGGGACAGGATAACAAAGGCCGACAAGGTTACTGTTGGGGGGTGGAATAGCACGGACGTGAATTTTTCCTCGGCTTTTCGACACGAGGTGGGTCACGTTTTGCATGATTCTTTGCATTCTGGCCCTAGCGGCCTCGCCCCTTCAGGGAAAAGCGGGTGGGCTTCGGTTTTGCGTGAGTGTGGTCTTTTCGGGACATCACCACAAGCTCAGTCCAAGGCATCATCTGCGATTAGTGAGTACGCTGCAACCGCCGGCAGAAAAGAGGCGGCTCAGGAATTGTTTGCCGAGTCTTTCGCAGCCTATACGACTGAATCCTATGGGATCGGAAAAAGATTGCCTGAAAAAGTGGAAAAGTTTTTAGAGTATATACTAGAAAATGGAGAACTCCCACCATTATGAAATCAGAACCAAAATGCAAAAAAAGAGGCTGTGTTTATTTCGTGGGCGTGAGAAGGCGTTCACCTGAAGATGAATCGACGGAAATTGTTTGTTGCGATGTTTTCCCGGAGGGGATACCCGACGAAATCGCTTACGGAGACAACCCCCATACAAAGCCGTTTCTAGGAGATGGTGGGGTCACTTTCAAAAGCAAGGAAAAGATTTAGATAATCATTAACAGGTTATCTATAATAGGGTATCGCAAGGATGCTTTTGGTTTGGTGAAGATCAAAAGGAAATACGGTAAGGAGAATGATCATGGCAACAGGCGGGTAACGCCCGCCAGGTCCGAAGGGAAAGGTGTCGCCCTCAAAAACTAAATAGTACCACCACGAAAGTCCGAATCTGCTTCCATTCCCAACGCGGCACCTTTCCCCAAGACCGAAGGAGAACGAAAATGGAAACGAAAAGAATGTTCAAATCGTATCTTGCGAATTGTTTGTTTTGGATTCTGATCTCGATTTTATCTGTCTGGTTCGCGTTTTCCGCTGGCGGGTGTAGTTCTACGGAAATTCGCGGATATACCAAACCCCCCAATTCTCGGTGTCCCAATTGCGTCGTAATCAAGCGGGGGCACAAGGCTCCGTATAGTGGATACTTGATCCCCAAGAAGGAATTTTTCTGGTTGTTGCGTCATCAAAGACGCCAACCCGCTGATAATAATAGAGTGCGTGCTGGGATAGACTAACGAAAAGGATTTCCGAATGTCTTACTTGGGTTTGAAAATGAAAGAGGGCGAAACCGTTCGTATCGGAGATACGATATCGGTAAGATTCTCCAAGGTCGATTCAGGCCACGTCCACGTATGCGTGGAAGCCCCTAGAGAAGTTTTGATTCTACGCGACGGGGCTAAACGCAAAGATAAAGGATTTAATAAATGACCGAGATTGCGTCGTCAATTCTGATTGGGATTGGAACTTCTTTCGTTGGGATACTTTTGATTCTCATTGTTCAGGCGGTCGCTATCGACCGATTGAGGATGAGAATCAGGCGGTTGGAAGGAAAACGTTTGGATGAGTGACGAACTTCAAAAACTGGTTGAGGATTGGATCAAAGCCGAATTCCATTTCAGGATAGGCGCGTATGGCGGCGTAGACCCGCTGGAAGCGCAGAAAATGTATGTGATGGCGGAGAAGCGATTGCGAAAAGCCGTCACGGGTAAGAAAGAATTGCTAGACGCCGGGACATCGCTGGGATTAAAGATGGCGGAATACCGTTTTACCAGGAACAGAAAGGACAAACGAAAATGAAAAAGCAACCGTTGACTATTTATGGATGGTTATCACTGGGTTTGGTGGTGGTTATACCTTTGGTGAGTATCGTGACTACTGTTATCGTGAGGGGAAACCAAGTTCCCGATACGATGAACAAGCCTATAGGTTTCGATTCCTCCCCCCTCCCAGACACGGGAATCCCGTCGTTTGAGCAGCATTTGATATTGCTCACGCATGCGATTATTCAACAGGAGCAATACTCGGATAAGTTATCGAATCCTTGGAATCTGGACAACCCCGCCAACTGCTCGAAAGACGCATGGAAAGAGACTTGCAAATATATGAAGTTGGGTATCGCGGAAATGGAGAATGAGTGGCGATACGAAAACGCGATACGCGACCCTCGGAAACTTCCCGTGATAATTTGGTATTACAGTCAATGCCATAAGCCGAAAGCGGATTCGTTGGAGTCTGTAGCGGCAATTTGGAACGGGGGTCACAAGGGGCAGTTTGACTTGGAACACGCGGACTATGGGGAGCGGTGCGGGAATTTGGAACGGGATTGGGTTCGTACCGGCGAGTGGGTCGACATTGTAAACAATTGGGGGAAGTAAAGATGAATCCTTCCATATACGAAGTTTGGAGTCAGGTGGTTGTTTGTAGTTATTGCACGCCTGGTCCGTATGAAAGGGAAATGGATCGTCTTTGGAATTCGGTCAAGCGGTTTCCTGGGTTGCAATACCATTTCCACGTGATGGATCCATTTCTACCCTACGCCCGATCTTGGGTGGACGCGGTGCTGTACAAGCCCCTATTTATCCTTGATTGCTTGGATCGGTTCGCTGGCAAGCCGGTATTGTTCGTGGACGCCGATGCGATTCTGAAGCGTGACCCACGATCAGTTTTGCCTAACACATGGTTGCCTGAAGCGTATTGCGTTCCGGCGGTATCGGTGTATCGTCATCGGCCTAGCGAGCCTTGTAGCGGGACGGTCGTTTGCGCCCCCGTTGTGCAATCAAAGCGGGTAATTCAGGCGTGGTTGAATGCCCAGTCAGATGGGCCACTTCCCAATCAGCCGCAGCGTGTTTTGAATCGCGTGGATAATGTGAATATGGGGTTGGGCGTGGAGTGGTGTTGGATTTTCGATATCTGCGAAAAACGGTATCCGGGAAGGTCCGATCAAGCTATAATAGAGCACCTTCAGGCGTCCAGGGAATACCGTGTTCCAGGACGGGAAGGTGCGTCCTTAGATCGGCGACGAACAAGATTGGCGGAAATAGATGGCAGATGAAAAGAAAAATAACGACGAGGCGAGAAGGATATCCCGACAAGCGCGTGATGAAATCGAACTTCGTCAATTGGCTATCCTCGTGTCGGTCTATTTCAAGGAATTGATTCGTGAAGGCGTTCCGATGGAGGCTGCTATACCGCTTTCGTTGAATTACCAATATTGGCTCTTGAGTCACAATGATTGCGGTTGCGACGGAATCGAAGAGGTGGAAATATGAAGGTTGTCGCATTTCATACCGGCGGGCCGTACCGGGAAGAGGCTGACCGATTAAAAAAATCGTTGCTGAAGGTGGGGATGGATAACTTTTTGATTCAGGAAATACCGCTGAACTGCGATTGGCACCACGCGGTTTCGATGAAGCCTATATTCTTAAACGAGGTTCGGAATCGCTATCCTGGCGGGCTACTGTACATCGACGTGGACGCGGTAGTACATGAGAACTGTAGCGAGTATTTCGACTCGTTGGAAGGGACGTGCGACTTTGCCGCTCATTGGTTCCAGGGTCCGTCGGGGGGTTACGATAGGAAGCGAAACGACAACCATTTCCTGAGCGGGACGATGTACTTCGCAGATACGATGGAAGCGCGGTTGTTGCTAAAGGCTTGGATTGTTGTCAACAAGGGGCAACAGATTCAGGGGAATTGGAAAGGGGGAGGTCAGGCGAACCTGGCTGGATTGTTGGAAAGACGCGCGGTGTCAAACCTGCGAATTCATAAACTACCTGGGCGGTATTGCTACGTATTCGATAAGTCGTGGGCGTACCCCGAAAACGAACCACGAATCATCGAACACCTTATTGCTAGCCGGGAAAATAAGGATCAAAGCAAAGGAAAAATTAACGATCCCCGACGGCGTAGGATATCGGAAATCGAAGAGGTGATGAAATGACTTTCGATGAAGTATCCAATTATCTAGGAAAGCTGCGTATTTTTTTGGGGATGGGTGAGTGGAATGAAGTTTGCGATCACGTGTATCGAGAACGGTACGAAAGGATGTTAGAATGGAAACCCAAAACGATTTTTGAGATAGGTGTTGGGGCGGGGTTCCATGCAAATGTTATGTTGGCGGCACTCCCAGACGCGATTTATCGGGGTTGGGATATTGGAGCGGGCCGACGTTCTGGGATGTATCGCATAGCGCAATACTCATTCGACGCATTTGGGTACGACGCGAAAGTGGACTTTATGGATAGTCAGGCGCAGGCCTTTCTGCCAGGCAAATATGATTTTATTCACGTTGACGGTCTTCATACGTATGAAGGGGCGATGCACGATATAGATATCAGCGTGAAGTCGTTAAATCGTGGCGGGCATATTATCGTAGACGATTATTTCAACATCGAAGAGGTTCGCAATGCGTGCCACGCAGCTAGGGAATTGTATCCGGGGTACTCGATGTTCGTATTGACTGATTGTGGCAAGAGGCATAATGGTGGATGGGTTATTTCCTCTGAACAATAAAGGATTATTTATGGAACCCGCGTTCACAATAGTTTCCAACGAACTGGGAATTTTCAAAACCTTGGACGGCGAGCGCATGAGCGAATGCGTTCGCAATAATCGTCACGAGCCACACGTGAGACGGGCTATGAGAGCGTTTTGTCATCCTAGGAAAATTTCGATTGATGTGGGGGCTTGTATCGGTCTTCATACGGTGCTGATGTCCAAATTGAGTGAGCGGGTCGTATCTATCGAACCAAATGAAATGGTGCGTCCTTGGCTGTTGGATAATTTGAAATTGAACGGCGTCATTAACAAGGTTTCAGTAATTGGGGCGGCGGCTTGTGATAGCGAGGTTTCATTAGCCCGAATGCGTAGGGTTGCGTTATCGGATAGTCGAAATATCGGGGGTGCTGTGGTGCTCCCGGACGCGGAGGGCGCCGATTACTTTTCGGTCAAGTGTGTAACGCTGGACGGGATTATGAGAGGGGAACCGGTCGGTAGGGTAGGGTTCGTGAATGTAGATGTTGAGGGGATGGAATTTGAGGTGTTGTCGGGCGCTAAGAGATTGATGGCGCATGATCGCCCGTACATGGTCGTTGAGATTCAAAATGAAAATCTTTACAAGATTGTTGCTATGCTAGCTAGTGTTGACTACGGAATTCTGTGGTTGTCCCCTAATGGGATTGACTACTTGATATATCCGATGGAACGATCTTTGGAAGTTTCGCAATTCAATAAAGGAGTTCAAAAATGAAAGTGTTCCTCCCTTTCCGTGGCGAATTTGGATTCATCATCATGATGCACGCCCCCCAAGTTCGCGCGGAAATCGAACGGAGTCCGGGCGAGGAAATTGTAGTGTGTTGCGAACCGGGGAACGAATCGCTGTACCCTGGGGCCACGCATTACTGGTCGGTTACGCGACGCAACGACAAAGATCGGCGTGCGAGGTTGGAGGTGGACTACATCGAAGAGATAAAACAAAAGGTGATCGAAGCCTACGGAGAAAAGGGTGTGGTGTTTATCCCACCGGATCATTCCGCACCGCGTTCGTATTTTACCCCCGAAGCGAAGTCGGGGTATCCCATCGTCTGCGACGTGGTGGTGTGCCCTCGTTGTAGGAAGTACGGGGAAAATAAGAATTGGATTTACTGGCAGGAGATGATCCACCTTCTTGAATCGTCGGGGTTGTCCGTGTTTTCCGCCGGAGCGCCCGATTCGAGCTTCGACGTAAAGTCGAATGCGGGGAGGGCGTGGGACTACCCACGTTTTCTTGACGCTACGATAAGCGCCTTTAAGCGGGCATCGTTCGTCTTGGCGACCGACAATGGGCTGGCCCATCTAGCGGTTATGTGTGGGAAGAAACTCGCAATGATCAGCTACGAAAACGGATTGGTCGCCCCCGGCGAAGACGATGTAGGCAACGACTATTGGCCTATCAAGATCGACCGATTCCGAAAAGAGAATCATCGTAACACACCAATCGAGATTTTACCCAATACGTGGGGTGATCCGAATTTCGTATTCACACAACTGAAAGGTCTGGGATGGGTATGAAACCGCTAAAAGTAGTTTCCGCCGGTATGAGGAGAAGTGGGAGCACGTGGTTATATAACATGTGCCGAATGTTGTGCAAGGCGAAGTACGGCGATTGCCTGGGCAGGTTCGAGGATGATTGGAAAGAGGGTTTGCGAAGCTCGGAAACCAGTCAAAAAGCGTGCGTGGCCAAAACCCACCGGTTCGACGAGGTGTGGTTATTCGGGGCAGATAAAATTGTGACGAGCCGTCGTGATTTGCGCGATGTTGCTGCAAGCGCTCTTCGTCGTGGATTGATTGGGAAGGGCGCGATAGACACGATTAATTATTTGTTTCGGACGTATATGGAATATGAGCAATGGGAACCTTGGGCGGGGTATACAATGGTGTACGAGGAAATGATTCAGGACCGAAAGGCGGAGGGGGAGAAACTTGCGAAGTATTTGGAAGTCGATACGGATGTGGGACTGATTGTAACCCTGGTCGATGAACTTCCTTTATCCAATGAGGGAAACCCAGATCGGGAAATACTTCTTCACCCAAACCATTTTACGGATGGACGGGCTGGAAGTTGGAAGGGGTATTTGCCCAACAAGATTGTAGACGCGGTCAATATCGTATTTGAAGCTCCGTTGAAAAAATGGGGGTATGTACAATAGTGGAAAAAGAACGCGAACAATACGAAAATGATAAGGCATGGTTGGTCCAGCAATTGGATGCGGCCCACGCAAGAAACTTTT